GAGTTTTACCGTTAAACTACAGGAGCACATTGGCGGAGATAGCAGGATTCGAACCTGCGGTCCATATTTCTATGAACGACGGTTTAGCAAACCGCTGATATAAACCACTCATCCATATCTCCATAACTTGGCGGAAGCGGTGAGATTTGAACTCACGGAACATTTCTGTTCGTCTGTTTTCAAGACAGGTGCAATAAACCAGACTCTGCCACACTTCCATTTTGGTGCGAGTAGCCAGACTCGAACTGGCACGACTTGCGTCGGCAGATTTTAAGTCTGCTGTGTCTACCGATTCCACCATACTCGCAAAACAATTGGCACGGCATGAGGGAATCGAACCCCCATTCTAGGTTTAGAAGACCTATGTCCTATCCGTTGAACGAATGCCGTATTGGCTCCGGTGGAGGGAATCGAACCCCCACTAACAGTTTTGGAGACTGCTGCGCTGCCATTACGCCACACCGAAATTGTATATACTAACGTCTACATTTTTAAAGAACGAACCGTGATTATAGCACGGTGGGAATTAAAGTCAACTCCCAAAACAAAAAACCCTCGAGATTCGCATCATCGAGGGTTTGGTATTCGAGTAACCTGTTTCGTTACATTGTAAAACCCCCAACTGAAACTCTACGTGATGCATTCCAGCTGCCTGTAAAATTAATCTCAGGCTGGCAATAAAAGGAATGTAACTGTATCGTTTTCATAGAAGGATTATACCTCGGGTTTGAATTAAAAGCAAGCACTTTATTCTTGCATTTCTATTTATATAATTTGTTAGAGTTTTTTTAACTTTTTATCTAAAAGTTAAGTTTCGCATGCGCCATTGGCGCAGCGATCGACAGCCCAGTAACCACGTGGTTTCTTGACTCTCTTTATTCTTTCAGGTGCAACAATTTTAAACACAACATCAGCGCCAACAGAATACTCAGTGTTTTCATACACCTTATTTTCTTCGTTGTATGACAATGTCAGTTGCTGCATTTGCGCAGCATTAAATGGTCTATGCATTACTAAGACGTTTCTTTTCAGTGTTATCTGACGAACCTCTGTCGTAACAACACCACCGTCATCTTTCTTTGTAATTTCTAAGATCATAGAATTCCTAAATCTGTTATCAGTTTTTTTGTAATTTTAGGATACATCTTCTGCAACTTTTGATCTTTAACAGCTAATAGAACCTTCGCTTCTGATTGTTCAATAGATTCAAGCAGGTCAATAAACAATTGTTCTCTCTTCGGTTTAGCCAGGTCTTTTCTTGTAAACACATATAGACGTTTAGACTCAAAGATCAAAGTTGTCGGAGCCATACCGACTGGGCTCTTGTCTTGCTTGTATGGTGGTTCTGATTCTGGGAGAATGAATTTCTTCTCTGGGTCGAACGCATACTGCAATATAAGTTTAAGAGCAGTCTTTGTCTTATATTTAGTATCTAACAAAGACGTGTCCTTGTTTACTTCATCTAAGATCTCATTTATTAGTTGCGTCATTAAAAATCCTCCAGTTCATCTAAGAGCATACGGCAGCGATGCTCCATAAGGTAGTTCATAATCGACATCTTGTCGCCAGTAGGACTATTTAGTTCGTATGTATCAAGGATAGTTTTCTTGATATTGTCAGGAATAAACTTAAAGTCAACCAGAGTTACATTACGATGCCAGTTACGACGTTCGGCATCATTGCGGCAAGCAATGAAACCATTGTCGATGAATTCCTGTAGACGCTTAGACGACACTGGAGTTTGACGACCCTCAGCGAGAAAAATATCATCAGCTGACAGGATGTTAGGAACACCATCACCAGCATCACCCTTAACGATATGCTCAATAGTAAATGGTTGGATCTCTTTCTTAGCAATAGTAACTTGTTTTTTCTGCATAGGCGACCATTGTTTCACGTTGTCATAAGCATGGAGTTGTTTGAAGTCTTTATCGCTAGAGATAATCATAACATCTTCAGCTGTACCAAACTCATTGCAGCGTTCGGTTAGAACTGCAATAACATCATCAGCCTCAGCACGTTCAATGTGCATAACTTTATAAGGAAAGTGTTTCGCGATATCATCACGGATTTCACTCAGCGTGTTAAAGATCAAGTTCCAATCTAGATCTGACTCTTCGCGATGCTTCTTGCGTGCTGCCTTGTAGTTCGGGAAGAACTCCTTGCGCCAATACTTCTTACCATCACAACAAATGACAACCTCACCATACTGCTTTGAATACTTTTTCTTGTAGTATTTCAAAGTTGACAGTGTGGTATGGCGAATCAAGTTTTTGATATCACCTTCGCTACCTTGCACCAGATCTTTCTTAAACGAAAGAATGTTAGCAAGAGCAACCTGCGAATAGTCAATTAGAATCATTTTAAAATACTTTCAAAATAATGCACTCTTCATTAATACGTCCATTCGGTTGAGCAGGTTTAGTAGTCAACTGTTTGAACGCACTGTTTAGTGCACGCTTACCCAGAGAAGCGAAGTCTTTGATCATCTCAGGTTTGCGTAGTGTTTTAGAAATAGAAGTAGTGATATCAAAGTTTATCATAGTTGTACCTTTGACAGTCAGCAGACCACCATCAGCAGGTTTGTATACGGTCAGACGACGATACTTCGTATTATATACCCAAACCTCATCAGAATTTACAAGTTTGGTTGGGTGTTCAGACTTCAAACCAAGTTCGGCAAAATCTGGCATATACTTAACTTTTGCTGCAACAACACCAGCAGGTTTTGCTTTGCGAGCACGTGGCTTACGTTGCGCCTTCGCAGTAACAACACGTTGTTGACATTCTTGAATAATCGATTCAATGAACGCAAGGAATCGTTTCAACTCAACTTTCTTAAAGTTACTGTATCCCTCAACGAGTTGATCATCATCGCCTTCAATAGTTTCCTCAAGTTCTTTCTTAAGAGGAATCCATGTTGTTGACAAATACTTTACGATGGGTGCGCCATAACTTTTGATTGGCGTCTTGAGTTTATAATCTTTCGGACAGCCAGCAGCAATAAAATCATCAATCTCACCTTCAATGTCACCAGCAACTTCACGTGCTTTCTCAAGAATACGATCTTGAATCGAAACAACCTGAGCCGAAACAACTTTCGGCTGATCTATTTTCTTAGGAACTTTTGATTTAATCTCATTGAACATTTCTCTCATGCGAATAATATGCGCATCAGAAAGAACCTGCTCACGTGTAATCAAACGTGCAAGTGTTCCATAAGATCTAAAGTAATAATCATCAACACGCTCAAGATCTCCAACAATGGCTGGATCGAATGACGCAATATAATTCAGCGCCCACTTCTTCTTTTCTTTGTTGTCGTGCTGATCGTTGTAATAGTTCAGCGCAGCATTCAGATCGCTGTCATAATTATCGGCTGAGAGTTTTGGCTCATTGTCAAGTTTCTGACGATTAACACGCTCAACAAACTTCTTACGCTTTGCAGTATTCACAGATAATCTCCTAGTTTATACATATATTATAATCTATCCCTGAATTAAAGTAAAGCGAAATTTTGTATTCCCCTCAGCCCTGTAGGGTTATTTCTTAAACTTTGTAGAGACAAGCCCACCAGAAAACACTGCACCAACCCATAAAGCTGCTGCCCAAGTTGCAATATTATATGGAATTGCAAGAATTGGAAATAACGTATTCAAAGACCAAATTAAAATCAATGGTCCAGCAATGAAGATTAAACCAATAATTGCTATGGCAAAGATAATTACAGCTAAATCTTTCATTTAATACTCCAGTCGTTTGATATTGCTAATGTTAAAACTACGCCAATCCTGAATCTCTGTGTCAAACACACGAACAGCATCAGTGGTAGTTTTCTCAACTGAACTCTTAGGTTGTTTATCTGCTGGAATTTTTGTAAAGTCTCGAGTACATGCCATAGTACGATCAGTACCATCTTTCTTTGTGAATTTAACAACTAAAATATTCTCAGAAAGATACTCATCTAACCACTCACGAAACTCTGGAGACTGCATATGTGTCATTGGATCAACACCAGAAGCACGCAATACAGAAATAAAATCAACACTTGAATTGCTACTAATCATCACTTATCCCTTCCTGTTAAAAGCCATAAAAAATTTGCCATGTTACGAAACTGGGCATCTTCAAGAAACAACTGAAACTTATTATCAATGACACTGCCTTCAAGTTTTTTATAAAAAATTACTTGATGTAAGTCACCAATCTTGTTATGCGTAACTGTAACAGTGTACGCTGCATCTGAGAATTTAATTACATGTTCGCTCATGCTTTACTCACTTTCACTTTAATAGAATTTATAAAAATACCATTCGGTCTTAACGTCACATCATCTAAACCAATTTTGTCGAAGTCAACAAGAGTAGTGTAAGCATATTTTGTCTTTTGATTTGTGATAGTAATTTCTGAATCACGAACCTTCGGTTTGAAGAGAGCAGGTATTTTACGATCATTCATTTTAGTCCCATAGTCCTTGATAGTATTTGCCAAACAAACGAAAACCATTATCTATTCTTTTCTGATGAACTGAGATCGCATCCCAGTCAGCGTTCCATGTGTCGTTTGGACCTTTCTCCATTGTATACATTTTAGGCTTGCCATCATCATCCCATTCGCATGGTACCATCTTAGTATCACGAACACCTGAGTAGTATTGCTCTTGCCAATCACAGTCTGGCTGGTGTTGCTCAAAAGCCCAAATCATTTCATCCATGACCCAGTCCCAGCGTTCAAAATGATTGGCGTCAATATCGTAATCATTTTCTTTTGCTGGCGCAGAGGTAGAACGAAGTTCTTCTGGGACATCCTCATCATCAACATAAGGTGCGCCATGCTTTGTTGCTTTTAGCTGCTTTAACATTGGAAGGATAATGACAGACAATGTAGTATCCATGCCCCAAGTATCGTAATTGTCAATACGAACTTTGATATTACGCTTGCGCTTGCTGTCAACCCACAACATAAAC